CCCTTTCTATCGAGAAGAAGGACTACCCATTTCTGACAATAGAGAATTTTTGAAAGTTAATTATAATGCCACCCTTCGCACTAGACACATTACTGATTTAAAAACCAGAGCAGAAACAATCATTCGTGGTTTGAATGGGCGCGTGGACTCCTCAAACGATGGAGATAGAAATGGATATATTAATTTTGTTATACCCAAAGATAATTTAGAAGCTTTCAAAATAGGAATAAAAGATTTGGTTGGAGAAAAATTTTATAGCGAACAGATAAATTCTCAAAATCTTTTGGGGGAGAAACAAATGATTGAAAGGAATCAAGAACAGGCTGAGAAAAATTTAAGCAATTTACAAATTGAACGTGGGCAGATTGTGAAGAATCACAACCAAAATAGTTCTGCTTACCAAATTAGAATCAATTCTATAAATGCAGAGATAAATACACTCAATATTGAGTACTCTCAGGCTACCGCGATGCGTAAAGCAGAAATTGTAAATAGAATTAGCCAACTGCAAACAGAAATGAATGTGATTCAATCAGAAGTCGCAAGTGAAAATAAAAATTTTCAGACAAAAATTAATAGAGTCGATGGACAAATCAAAAACACCCAAAGAAATCTTGAAACAATTAAGTTGCAAGATAATAACCTTCTTGATAATGTTGCTACTGTAAATGGTTCAATCTCTTTAAATTGGATTAGTCTATGGGAAATGGCCGATGTTTATTTGCCAGGGCCTATTCTTACTTGGATATTCTTTTTAGCAGCATTTTTAACTTTTTTCTGGTATCGCTATTCTACGAGAATATCTTACTTGGATTTTTAGTCAAAAACTGGTAGGCTAAAGTTACTTGGCCCTGTCGTTCAATGGATAGGACGTAACTTTGCGGAAGTTATGATGCAGGTTCGATTCCTGCCAGGGTCACAAAGCACTGACACGAAAAAGAGCACAAACTTTGCACGCGAGGCGTTCCCAAAAGACTCCAATTTTTAGAAACCTAATGAGTCCATTATTTTTTCGGATACATGTTCCTTCATTTCTTCTTCGAGAACATTATTTTCGAGCATAAGATTTCTTATCTCTCCCGCAAAATTTTGTTCTATGGGCATTGAAATTATTGGCATAAATAATCTTTCTGATTTTATAAAGAGGGTAGACTTTGTTTCATTTTTTTGTACCCAAAAAGATTTAATATTTTCGTAAGGATAAAGACGATTCTTAATTTTCAATCCTTTTTCATTTAATTCATAAAAAACCAAATCTGGTTTTTTAATAGCAAAAACAGCAAGTAATATTCCACCGATGATTAAAAATAAACCAAAAAAATAATTACTATAAATAAAAGAAGTTATCGCGCTCGCTACGATGATCACTCCAAGAGCCCAAAACCAATCATTCCCGCGTTCTTTTTCTTCGTATTCAAGAGCGGACCACTCTAATTTTTCGTTTGGATTCATTAAGGTAATTATACTAACCTTTAGTATTTAATGCAAAAAAAATATTGGCGGGCCATGTGAGTTAAGTACCCAGAGGTACAACCCTTGTAAGGGTATTTTAGCACTAATTAAGGCATCGTGCTAAGGCATGTGAGTCTACTTCTATTTATTTGTGAATACTACAGATGAGACACTATATAGGGTGTTTGTGTCGTGTCTCACTTACAAGACTAAGAGAATAAGCTTAATCAACATAAGAACCAACGTAAACCCTTTTATTTTTAAGTACCAATTTATCCTTTAAATGTTCCAATATATTAAGTTTTTCTTCTGTTGTGCCATCCTCAAAGACAATTTGAGCATATTTTCTTAAATCAAATTCTTTTCTATTATTAGTTCTTTCTTGGATTGGTTTTTGGGTTGTAAAACTTATATATCCATAATATTTATCAATTTTTTTATTCATCTCCTCTTTCATTCCAATAAGATTAATATCAACTGTATCAATAAGTTTAATAAATTGCTTAATTAAATCTGGTTCACTTATATAACAACTCTTACAACTACGATTTCTACTCATATTACAATGATAATAAACATAACGATGAACCTTTCCATTTTTAGGTCTTTTGAATTTTTCATGTGCGGTGATACCAGATCCACAAACACCACATTTTACAAAACGAACAAATGTGAATGGCCCTTTCTTTTCTCGAATGTAACTCCTAGATGTTGAATGTTCTCTAAGAACTTTTTGAACAGACTCAAACAACTCTTTAGTTATTAAAGGTTCATGTTTACCTGTATACCATTTTCCACTTCCACGAGGATATTCAAATTGACCATAATAAAAAGTACGATGGAGTATGTCGTAAACAGAACCCATATTTATATATTTTCCATTTCTTGTTCTGAAATTTATTTCCTTTAACCAGTAAAATAACTGCCTATTTGTCCACCCCTCATATCCAACTTTTTCAAAAATTTCTTTTATTATCGGGGCACGCATAGGGTCTATAGTTATTTCACATAAATGATCCTTAAGATTTGAATTAAGATATCCAGTTGGAGCAACGCCTGGCCACAATCCAGATTCAACCCTAGTTCTGAGTCCTCTTTGTACATTTATTCCTCGATTATCATTTTCTAATTTTGCTTGTGAACCAAGGATCATCAAAAGAAATTTATCATTAGGAGTATTAGTAAAGTTTTGACTAAACGTATGAATTTCAACCAAAAGACCCTTATCCATCAAATCAACTACCTGACCCAAATCGCCAGCATTTCTACTTAGGCGATCTGTATTCCATGTCAACAATGCATTATATTTTTTATTCTTAATATCTTGAATCATTTCATTAAACACAATTCTTTGTCCTGAGTTTTTTGCTGAATGTGCTTCTGTTTTTATGCAAACGATTTTTAAATTATCACGAGTAGCAATAACTCTCATTTCTGTTAATTGTGAGTCAATAGAAAGTGCCTGTCGCTCTTCTGCCTCCATAGATTTACGAGCGTATATACAGAAACTAACAACATCTGGTATCTTTTTTACAAAAGTCTCACGCCTTGTCATGTGTTAATTATAAAATTTTTCAGCGATAAAACCTATTATTTTTAGAACTTCGACAGGGTTAATCTTCCGAGCTTAGTCCCATTATCTATTGGGATAGTTCTGCGTTCCATGTCAAAAAGAATTCTTATAAATAGATAATTAAAATCAACGACAATAAATTCTCCAATATTATCTTTTTTAAGATGATAAGTTACTCTAGGGTTTTCAGATTTTTCATTAGAGCCAATCAATAAATATCCATTAAAATCTTTTTTACCAAGAATAATATCTCTTATGTCATCAAATCTTTCTGTTAAAACAAAATCTTTACCATGATCAAGAACCATTAACTCTAAAACAATTTTATATAATGATCTAGCTAGTAATTTAAGTCGGACAGCATCCATTTTTTTGTTTCCTCTGAAGTTTAAATTAAAACCTTGAGCGGTTTGGTCTGTAATATTCTTCTTGCTGTTAGCATGAATTTGTATGTGATCCTTGTCAGTGTTTCTCAAAGTCACATTATTGAAATTTGAGACAGGAATTTTACCTTTTTTATTCTCAATACCATTAAGAGTTCTAAAGAATTTAATAGGCTCAAACTCAAGGAGTTCTGCGTCTAAACGAGACAATATTTCGTTATTACATTTATCACAAACTACTCCCTTGGGCAGTATTTTATCCTTATTCCCCAAGGATTCTGGAAAAATATGTTCAACACTAAGAAATGAATTTTCTGTGCTTTTACAAAACAAACATTGATTAGATAGTGCTTCCATAAGTAACTCAATTATAACTCTAAAATGAAACAAATCCATTTTTAGTATCTTCTCATTTAAGTGATAAATTTTCTTCTTGTATTTCCAACATCGGGGTATCAGATTATAAAATATAAATATTATTAGATTATTAATTAACATAAAGAATTAAGTTATGAAAAAACAAAAATTAGTGTGGAGTACAGAAAAGAGGAAAGTAAATTCACTTACCCCTTATGAAAAGAATCCTAGGAGGATAACAAAAACACAAGAAGATCAATTAGATTCGAGTGTTGATGTTTATGGCTATGTCGAGTTGGTCGCAATAAATACAGATGGAGTAATTGTTGCAGGTCACAGAAGAGTTGAAGCACTTAAACGCCTAGGTCGGGGCGAAGAAGAAATTGAAGTACGAGTTCCAAATCGGAAATTGTCCGAGAAGGAATTTAGAGCCTACTTACTCATTAGTAATCGTTCGGGAGGAACTTGGGATTTTGAAAAATTGGCATCTGATTTTGATATTGATGAACTTCTAACCGCTGGTTTTGATTCTTTAGATTTGAGTAATATCTTTGACGACAGCTTAGAAATCTTTGATGATGAATTCAATGAAGAAAAAGAAATTAATGAAGCGAGAAAAACAGATATCAAGTTAGGTGATATTTTCTCGTTCGGCAAACACGTCCTTATCTGCGGTGATAGCACAAATCTGAATACTGTAAAAAAGTTAGTTGGAAATACGAAAATAGATTTGGTAAATATAGATTTTCCATATAACATTGGGATCGATTACAATTCGGGTTTATCAGGCAAGCAAAACTATGGCGGTCTAATGAACGATAGCAAGTCTGAAGCTGAATACAAAAAATTTCTCACAGATATTCTCTCCAATGCTTTGTCAGTTACAAAAGATAACTGTCATGTATTTACATGGCTGGATGAAAAATATCTGGGGATGATGCAAGAAATTCACAAGACGTTGAATATCAATTTCAAAAGACTCTGCCTCTGGGCGAAGGGGTCACATAATCCGACGCCTCAGATTGCTTTTAATCGAGCAGTTGAATTGTGCATGTATTCTATAAAAGGAAAACCGTTCCTTTCTGATAAGGTAAAGAATTTAACAGAGTTTCAAAATAAGGAGATATCTACAGGCAACAGATTGATCGATGACATTATGGATATCTTTCAAATCTGGTTAGTAAAGCGTTTGCCTAGTTCTCAATATGAACATAGCACAATGAAGCCTCCGACCTTATACGAGAAAAGTTTAAGAAGATGCAGTAAGCCAGGAGATGCAGTGCTAGATCTGACGGCAGGTTCAGGAAGTCTAATGGTCGCCTGTGAAGCCTTAAAACGAAGAGCATATCTGGCTGATGTCGAACCAGTGTTTTGCCAATTAATATTAAATAGATTTTCTAAAATATCCAATGAAAAAATCATTAAACTCAATTAAATACGGAGATGCTTTTCGACTCGGAGATAATTTACTTTTATGTGCAGACTGTCGAGATAAAGAATTGGTCTCTAAACTTGTGGGCAATTATAAAATAAAGGCGGTAATAAGTGACCCACCATATGGAGTAGCAGTAACAGAAAGTAAAGAAAACTTTCAAACACTCTCGAAGAACAAAGTAATAGCCAATGATCATCTTCAAACAGATGAGGAGTATAAGAAGTTCACAATAGACTGGATTGAACCTATTAAGCCCCACCTAGAGCGCAAGAACGTCTTCTACATCTTTAATGCAGATAAGATGATATTCGCTCTGCGTGAAGGCATGCTTGAGGCAGGACTCAAATTTGCCCAACTTCTCATTTGGGTCAAATCTCACGCTGTTATAGGACGTATGGATTATGCCCCACAACACGAATTGATTGCTTATGGTTGGTATGGGGTTCATGAGTTAGTAAAAGCAAAAGATAAAAGTGTATTGGTATGTCCAAAGCCGAACAAAAGTAAAATGCATCCGACCACCAAGCCAATGGAACTAATTCGCAGACTGGTTTTAAACAGTACACGCATTGGAGATGTGGTTTACGACCCATTTCTAGGTTCGGGGACTTGCCTTCTAACATGTCAGCAAACAAAACGAATCTGTGTCGGGGTTGAGCAAGATGAGGAATATTGTAAAACAATTTTGGCACGCTGGCAGAAACTTACTAATTTAATTCCTAAAAAATTATGAGCAGAAAAGACACAATAAAAATAAGACAGGATAAATCAAAGGAGGCTTTTCTTGATCAGTTAAAAAGAACTCCAACAATCGAAACCGCTTGTCAGAAAGTAAGTGTATCTCGTGCAACTGTGTATCGTTGGATTAAAGATAGCAAGAAATTTGAAAAACAGGTCGATAAATCACTTAATGAGGGTAGAACCTTTATGTCCGACATTGCAGAGAACCAACTCTTCTCTCTTATTGGCGACAAAAAAATTGAAGCGATTAGGTTATATCTTTCAACGCATAATTCTAGATATAGTAACAAACTTGAATTATCTGGTGGTGTATCCACAAAAATAGAACCACTGACTAAAGAACAAAAAAAGTTAATTCGAGAAGCGTTGGAATTATCGTCTCTTAAAAATTATGAAAAAGAAAAAAGAACTTGAAGAAATATTTGAGCGTGTGTTAAAGGATCAAAGGTTTCGACAAGAAGTTGTTAGGAAAAGTTTAGAATTCTTCTTTCCGATTTATCTGAACCAATATATCAAATTTAAAACAGCATTATTCCAAGAAGAAATGTTGCGTATTCTTCAGAGTGAGAAAAATAAAATTGCTGTTTTTGCCGCCTTTCGTGGCTCAGCTAAATCAACCATAGTTACTACGGCGTATGTTTTGTGGTCCGTCCTAGGTATCCAACAGAAAAAATGTATCATTATTTGCTCACAGACAGAAGTAAAAGCCAGACAACACTTAAATAATATTAAGGAACAACTTCTAAGCAATGAATTGCTCAAGAAAGACTTAGGACCATTCGAAGAAGAGAAAAATAATCTTGGTAATGCTACAGCTTTGATAATAAAAAGAATGGATGTAAAGATAATGATCTGCTCTGTCGGTCAAAGTATTCGTGGTATGCGTCATAACCAACATCGTCCTGACCTTATTATTCTAGATGACATAGACGACTTGGATTCAGTTAAAACAAAAGAGGGTCGCAATAAAACCTTTGATTGGTTAACTGGCGATATCATTCCCGCAGGTACCAGCAAGACCCGTATCATTGCTATAGGTAACTTACTGCACGAAGATTGTGTATTAAAACGTCTAGAGAAAAAGATAGAAAATGGCAATCTAAAAAGGATGAATGCTATATACCGTGAATATCCAATTGTTGATAGTAAAGGCTACCCATTATGGCCTAGTAGATATCCAACCCCCGAGTCGATAGAAGAAGAACATGAAAAAACTCTAAATGAAATTGCTTGGCAACGAGAATTCATGCTGATAATTGTATCTAGTGATGAGCAGATTGTCACAATGAATGATATTCAGTGGTACGATGAGCTTCCTAAGGGAAAGCCCGTGTGTATTTGCATCGGAGTAGATCTAGCCATCTCACAGAAAGCAAGTGCCGACTTTCCAGCCATTGTTACAAAATATGTTTACAATAGCGGAGATGATCTGCGAGTATTTATCCGCCCACACCCTTTTCATTCAAAAGTTGGTATAAAGGAACTACTCGAACATCTAAAAAATATTGTCTCCGCAGAACAGATGAATAAAGTACCAGTCAAAGTTTTTATGGAAAACAACGGTATGCAGGATGCTATTGTTGAACTCGCAAAGGAAGACAACTATGGTATTACTGGGGTACCAAGCATCACCGATAAAGCTTCTAGACTTAGAATCGCAGCAGTTCCGATGAAGAAAAAACAGGTGTTCTTTCCAAGAACAGGTTGCGATGAAATTATTGATGAACTTGTTGGCTTCGGAAAAGAGAACCACGATGATCTTGCTGATGCATTTTCAATTTCAATGATTAAGATTATTGAAAAGTATGGTAAAAAGCAGGGTGTGCTTTTTGGATAGATTTATTCAACATGAGGAGCATAACAGCAACGGCACCATCCAGTTGCTAGTTTTGAGTTTATCTTATATGTGCATTCTTTACATGGAAGTAAATCACTCTCTAGGGCTTCATTGATCTCAATTATTTTTCCATTAAGTTCTTTACAATGTTCACAACTACTATCGCCAGCAGTTAGTATTTCTACTTTGGTAATAAAATCACTTTTCCTATATTCTCTCAATGTTTTTCTGTTTGAAATTCTCAAATCATTCAATTCCTCTTTTTGTTCTTTGATATCAAATATAGTTGCATCATTTTCAGATAAAAGTAATTTTTTACTTGTTAAGTAATTTGTCCTTATATAAATTGTTTGCTTACATGATTTACATTTACTTTTACGGACGGGTATTTTTTCAAGTTCTATAGAGCAATAAGGGCATTTAATTTTTCCCTCATTAATTTTTATATCTATAATAGGTTTTGTTTTAAACCAATTAAACATAAAATTATTAGCTTAATTTATCCTTTAAAGCATCAAGACGCTTCTTAATTTCATATGGTGCTTCTACGTTTCTTAAAATAACTTCGAGACTTCCTGATCCTGCTGTATTGATAGCGATACTTCCTGTATGAGTGATAACTCTATCAAAGAATGGTTCACGAATGTGGACATCTGTAATTTTTTGATAATCAATACTGGTTGTATGAGTAGATAGCCAACCACGATGTATTAGTACACGCTTATTTGTAAAAGCATAAGCATTTGATACTTTTAGATAATATTTAAAATAAAATAGAGCGATTAAAAAAACTATAATACCGAGACCAAAAGAGAACAAAAGGGGAAAACTTATAATTCCCCATACTATCAACCAAGCTTTGGTGTATCCTTTACCTATTGAAAATTCAAATTCAACTTTTTCATCATTACTCAATGTTTTCTCCCAAACTTTTTGATTATCCATAAAATATTTTTGCGTATTAGTAATAAGTCCTAGGGTAAGACGCAAAAAGCCCACCACATAGGTAGAGACCGAAGTCTCTTATATCCGTTTCCAGATATAGCCAGTTAGACACCCCATATGATGGGTTCTTTATGTCTAACTGGACTTTTCACCATGCCCCGTAGGGGGTTTAGGCGATTCTTATTAAGTTGTAAAACAATTATACCTTATTTTGTAAGGTCTGTGTATACTAGCTTAGATTTAGATATTTGTGTAGCTTGGTTATCAACAGCTAAAAACTACAAATTAGTTAGTGTTTTTATATTATATAATTTTGCTATAGATGTTAATTCTTTATCTCTTGTCACTAGAGTATATTCATCAGTAAAAAGACTTTCTGGGCAATCTCTTTCAGAGATAATATATGACAACATTAAAACATCAGCAGAACCTTTACCTGTACATAATCTAATTAGCTTTAGATTAGAACCGTGAGTAGCCATGATCTCCTTAAGTTTTTCCAGATGCTTTTTTGTAATATCAATAACAGAAATTCCTGCACTAGTTATCTTCAAGATTTCAGATTTAACAAATGCATATTCATCTGCAACTTCATCAATAACAAATAAGTCGCTCCTTTTTTGAGGACTTCTCATTAATTGATTAGTTAGGGTATGTGTATCAAGTAGGTATCTCATATTTATTTAAATTTTTCACTATATTCTTGGAATAATCTAGGGTCCATTTTTCCTTTTCTAAAAAGAACATTCCTCACTTCTTCTGCTGAGATTTTTCCACCAGCATGTGCCCGTACAACCTCTCTTGAGAATCTTGTACCATTATATTTACTGTAACCTGTTATTTGTAGTGGTCTTCGTAGATGACCAGAAGAAACTTTTTTAATTTCTTCTCTAAGAGTTTCACGAAAACGATCTGCGGTTGGTTTATCAATCAACCGAAGTTCTCTGAGACGAACCAATAGCATACTCGGAGTTACTTTAAAAAATCGTGCCCCTTCTTTTAGGTCCTCAAGTGAAGATATTGTGATGGATTCAGCGTCTTTTTTGGGGATAAGTAATTCACCAACTATAGAAAAAATCTTTTTGGTCTCATCAGATTTTGTTTGTTCCTTCTTTGTACTAAATATAAATTTATTCATTGCTATACAAACAAGCATTGCTACAAGCGTAAATATCTGTCTCCCCGAAGTTTCTAGAATCTTTGGATTTTCATCACCATCTCTTGTGTTTATAAATACATATGGAAATTTTTTATCCTTAACACAAAAACCACTTACTCCAAGCTCCTTATCTATATTTTGTGGCATATAGTCATATGAACTAAATGATACAAGAACTCCTTGCTCTTCTGATTTGTCACATAAATATTGTAAAACATCTTCCTTTGATATTTTTCTTATAACAGAAAGATCAACGCCAAGACGACTACGGATATCATCTGCTAATTCATAATTCTGTTTTTTTTCTTTTAATTTTTTTGCAACTAATCCCACAAATGAGTTGTCTTTGGACGTAGTAAGAATTCTATTCTTCAAAAATTCCTGTTTTCTGCCTAAATCCTTAACAATAAGTTCGATGTCCTCAAGTCTCATTTTTCCTCGAGAATTGAGTTGCATCTCTGTCTTACTTGGTAGTTTTTCAAACAAGCTCTTTGCTTTGTCTTTTATATGAATATCAATTATTGTTTTTGTGGCAAAAAATAACGGGTAAGGAATATTAGCCTTAGAAGAGAGTTCTTTTAAATCTGCAAATTTTATTTCATTAATGGCTACAGCATTTTGATAGGAAACATATTGTTTAATTGGAGATAAATCTAAAAGCACCAAGAATGTCCTCTTGTCGATTTTAATCTTTTCTTTACCTACTTTTACAAAAAAATCGTTCATACATACTTATAAATAATTAAAACAACCCAGCTCCCAATGTTTCAAGTTTATCTTTGATTCTTTCCCATTTAGGGTATTTTTCATCGAGTAACTGCCAAAACTTTGTATTGTGTTTTTTATACTTTAAATGACATAGTTCGTGGACGATTACATAATCAATACAATCTTTTGAAGTGTGGATCAGTTTAGGATTTAGAAAGATTTTATCTTTGTTTAAAAAACTACCCCAACGTTTCTTCATTTCTCGAATAGCCAACAGTGGTGTATTTTTGTATTCAAATTTATTAAGCATTTCTTTGAATCTATCTTGAAAGACAAGTTTTGTTTTTGTTTCAAACCACGAATCAATAAGTTTCTTGTTATGGCGACTGTTAGCAACTTCTTTTGTTGTGTAAACAGTTAATAGTCCTCGTGTAAGTGACACACTATCTTCTTTAGCCCGTTTAACTATTAATTTGTACTGTCTACCAAGGTATAGATAACCCTCACCTGAAATATATTCTTTCTCATAGACTTTTCTTTGGTATTTCTTGAAGAATGAAAGTTGCTTCTCTAACCAGAACCACTTTTTTTTCAGAAAGTTCTCTATTCTTTCATTGTCTGTATTATGTGAACACTTAACAATAATATTAAGGTCTGGAGTGACAGTGAGGGAGAGAGTCTTACGATCTTGTTTTATAAGTTGGTATTCATATATAAATGTTCCAAAAATGAATTCCTTCATATAATTATAAGAATAGATCAAAGTTATTTTCTGCTAATTGCATCGCCACATCAATAACAACCTTAATCTGGTCATTATCAATATCTATACCTTTTTCGCCCTTAACAACATCATAAAGATAATCATCAATACTATTTCGCATCTTTCGTTTAACATCCATATTCTTATACCAGTCAACTATAGCCTCATTCTTAATGATTGTGAAAATATTAAGGATAGTAGTTATATACATATCCTCACTTAGATTTAAGTTTTCAAGTTCTGTTCGTAAGTTACGATAAAATACATCTGACCCTTTGTTAGCTTCAATCTTTTCTGGAAGACTTTCATCTTTCTTGTTTACAACACCATCACTAATAAGTTTCATTTGCTTTAATGCCTCTACGTCAGCGAGTTTACCTTGTCTCATCTTTTCAAGAATCTCTGAAATCTTTTTCGAAAACTTTTCATAGAACTCAGGGTCCGTATCCATTTTTTCTGTAATAGTTCTTTCTGTCTGTGCTGCTATTGCTTCTGCTTTTGATTTATCAGAACCAAGATTAGCAACAGCTTCTTCAAATTGAGCTTTATCAGTTATATTTACCTGCTTTGTAAGTAATTCAACTCCACGAGCATCAACATACTTATCAAGGATATTAATGAGTGACTGCTTGTATTCTAGGAGATCGACACGGTCAGCATATTTCAAACTCGCAGACTTACGAAGTTCCAAGAACTTCTTGAGCTCTTTCTTGTAAAGATCTAGGTGCTTAAATTCATGAACAAAATCTTGTAACACAAAGCACTCGTTCAAGTTTTTTATGAACGCATTAAGGGTCTTGTAGAATGTCTCACGCTTTGGTTGATCTGCAAGAAATTGTAAATACACCTCATCGTCACTTGATCCTTTTATTTCATTGAATAAGTCATGAACTGTTCCGTAGCTCTGCTCAAGGTCTTGTATTTTATCAGCGACATCAATAAGAGTTCCTCTTACGTCATTCTCGTCATAGTTACCAAAGAGCTTCATGGCAGTATCTATATTCTTGGCGTTCTCTGAATAGTCCATGATATATCCTGCAGTTTTTGGTTTCTCTTTCTTGTTCTCAAACAAACGATTTACACGAGCAATAGCTTGGAGCAAGTTGTGGTCTCTTAAGTCCTTAGCGAGATATAAGACCGTGTTTCGTGGTGCATCAAATCCTGTGAGTAGTTTATCTACAACAATAATAACCTCGATTCCTTCATCGTTATATTTAAAACTCTCAACGACATCCTTCTCGTATTTATCGACGCTACTATGGTTTTTGCGAACACCTTCCAAATATCCGACAACTTCTTTCTTGTGTAGATTTTCTTCGTCTCCATCCTCATGTTCATCTGAGATTATTACTGCAGTGCGAATATTTCCACGAGTCTCAAAGAACTTTTGGAAAAGAATTGCTGAGTATTTTGATGGGGCAACAATTTGAGCTTTAAGTCCTGTATTTTGAAAATTGTTGATAAAGTGTTTTTCAATATCATAAGCAATCTCAACAATACGCTGAGGGTTGTCTTTGATTATTTTACTCCCAACATATCGCTGTAGTTCTTTCTTTTGTTTATCGTTTAGACCTTCTGTGATTCGTTCAACATGTCGATCAATCTGTTCTGCATTTTGAATAAGGTCAACATAGCGACCCTCGTAGATGAGAGGAAGAATGATGTTGTCAGCGAGAGCATCGTCAATCGTATATTTATCAATATAGTCTCCGAACTTCTTCCAACTCTCTCTGTCTTTCTTCATGAGCGGAGTACCAGTAAATCCGATATAACATGCATTTGGAATGATTCGATTCATTTCAAAGTTTGCCATTCCATTTTGACTTCTGTGTGCTTCATCAATAAGAACAAAGATATTTTTATCATTGTCTACAAAACCAACGCTCTTTTTCGCGGCTGATTCAAATTTTTGGACAAGGGTTGTAACAACTGACAAATCTTTTTCTTTAATAAGATCAATCAGGTTTTGACCACTCGTTGCCTGAACAACTTCTTTTTTTAGATTGCAGTTGTTGAATGTATCTTTAATTTGTTTATCCAAGTCTCGACGGTCGGTAACGATAATAACTCGAGGATTAAGAATATGAGGGTCTTCAATAAGAGCCTTCACGAACATAACCATAGTGAGAGATTTACCAGATCCTTGAGTGTGCCAAACAAGCCCACCTTTTCGGCGAGTGATTCCGTGGTCAGTTACTTCTTCCTCTTCCACACGCTTAAGCATTTTATGAATAGCAAAATATTGTTGGTAGCGTGATAGTTTTTTCACTCCTGCATCAAAGAGAATGTAGTTCTTAGTAAGATCCAAAAGACGCTTTGGTTCAAAAAGTGAAAATATGCCACGGTCTTGTTCTGTAGGGAGGCGGTCTGTTTTTTGCTTGTGTCCATCAGTATACCCATTAAGGTCTTTCAGTATTTGTGTATACACAGATATTTCAATTGGTTTTTGAATGAGATTAGAGATTGTGTTGTTCAATGTTTCTAAATCAGTACCTTTTTCTTTCCAAACAGCATAGAACTTATTTGGTGTACCAGTCGTTCCGTACTGCAATTCTTTACCGTTGGTGGCAACAAGGAGCTGAGTATAAGTGAAAAGCTTTGGGCAGAATTCTGGACCCTGATTACGATTCATTTGATTAATAGCTTCTTTTACATCTACCCCAGACTTCTTATTCTCAATCACTGCAAAAGGAATACCGTTTACAAAACAGACAATATCAGGGCGAATGTTTTGCTTACCACTAGCTACAAATTCTACAGATACATGAAAAGCGTTGTTTCCAATATTCTCGAAGTCTATAAACTTAAAATTCTTTGAAACCTTTTTTCCGCCATGACTAACTTTTATAGTCTTACCTCCGCTTGTTGGCATTATGGTGTTATAAATCTTTTGTGCCGTATCTATGAGACCTTCGTATTGGATATGCTCAAGCTCATCAATAGCATCTCGAACATCTTTCTCGCTAAATTTGTACTCAGTTCCATCAATATCATAACCATTTATTTCCATCAGCTTTTCTGTTGCGATATCTGCAAGGATGAAGTTTGAAGTATCACCACGCTGTCGCAGTGCTTCCTCAGTAGAAACATATGTATAACCCATATTCAAGAGAATCTCTACCAGTGGGAGCTGTGATTGTCGAGCTTCATCAAAATTTACATTTATTAGTGACATATATTTATTTGGTTAAGTTGGTTGATAATGTTTCTGGTGTACGAATTGTGCCAGTAATGAGATTATTGAGTAGGTATCGTTTCTGTTCTTTAATGATTGATAACTTCTTTTCTAGTTCAGTGATTTCCTTGTCGGCAGTGGTTAGTATATTCTCAATAGCATTTTGTTCTTTAATATTTGGTATATCTATTGTTATGTATTGATACTCAGATAAGTAATGTCGCCTATGTTCTCCAATAACGATATTAATCAATTGGAGTCTTTCGAATACGAACCTAAGATTTACATCTTTATTTTTTGGAGTGAGTATCTTTATTGCAGATGACTTAACCTTAAATTCAAAATCAACGAACTTGTTATCCATTGTAAAGTCATCAAAGATAATCACTGGAGTATTTTTATAGATACCTTCGGTTTCGTTTGTGTAACCAAGAACAAATCCTTTGTTTGCTGTTAGTACAGGGGTTTTGTATTCATCGCTGTAATCTGTATCGCTGACAATATAATCTGAGGGTTGTTCATAATCTAGCAACTCACCAATCTCGAATGTTTGCCACTTATCCTTAAATCCACCCAGTTGCTTCTTTCCCATTAATAGATCCCACATCAAATATTTTTTAACTTGTTTCTTTGTTTTAATTTTCTGTGTAAGTTTTTCAATTGATTTGTCCCAAGTTTCAAGAACTGAAACGATACGATTTTGTTCAGATAGAGGTGGAAGTAATAAATCTATTGAATAAAAGTCACCATGATTTAGATCTGGAATAGTACTAGCACCAGCAAGTTTTAATAACTTGTATTGAATATATGGAGATAACAAATTATAGACTAATAATTTATGGGTTATGTTTTTAAATGGTTTTACTTTAAAAAAGTTATTATGAAAAACTCCTTCAACTCCAGTTACTACAATCCCACTATTGCCAGTCCTAGTCATTAAAATTTCATCCTTTGTACAAACTACACTATCAGAAAAACCCTCAATATATTCAGTTTCACTTTTTCCATTTAAATATTGAGTTGTAATGTATACTTTTCTGTTTTTACTTGGTACGGTAAAACGCTCAGAAATTGGTATCTGTAATCCTTGGTTTACCTTACAGACATCAGCAAGTAATACTTGTTGCCAATCCGTAGGAATATTTTTTTGTGATTGATTGGTTTTCATAATATTAATCATGTATCTTCTTTATCTCGAAATCGTGAAGATTCTCTCTCAAAGACAAAGCATGGTTTATATAAAAATTATGATTACCGATGAAGTCAGACCATTTAACTGGGTGTATATATGAATGGTTATCCCCAAAATGATGATAATCGCTACACACGCTACAAGGTTGTTGATTTTTATTTTTTCTATTAAACATATTCTCATTAAGAATTGTAAAATACGTATGCGTCTGCCAAATGGTCGAGCAACTGTAATGCGTTACAGCATAATCATAACTACCATTTCTATCTGGTAGCACAACAGCAAGCATTGCATTTGGATTACTCGTTCTATCTCCTCTAGTTTTATAACGCAAAGAATAAGAAATCTCATTTGGAATCCATTGATCTTTTTCCTCTACTGATTTATCAAACATATTAGGTGAAATTAAAACAATAGTCACAGAACTATCAAATATTTTTTCTTTTAGTTTTGAATCTATTGTGTCATCAGCAAGATCTCCCATACTTTCATCACCTTTCTCTCCCTTATAAATATGATCAACTCCAACTATCTCAATTATTTTATCAACATAATGTCTTGGTGTGTGTAAGTACCCAGTATCTTCGGCTGGTGTATATTCAGAAAGAGGTTGAACATTCCAGTCTTTATATTTATAACTAACAAATATTTTTTTAGATGTATCCATAATTAAAATATACTTATTAGAGCTATTAATATCAGTGTTGGTACATAGAAAAATGCCAATGTTTTAGATAACATACAATACCAAATAGATGTTGTTCTCAAATTACTAAATTCTGAAACATCCATAGAAAAATCTATAGAGTCTTCGTCTAACTTTCTTACTTTGTTATATAAACATCGATAGCCACGCTCTAATGCAAGGAAATATGCATCGTGAACCCAGAATATAAAAACCACGAGGACCAATATTACCTGTAACTCATTACGACCAACCTCCAAAAAAGCCACTGACAAACCGACAACAAGTGTTATCATCCAACCTCTTAGAGTAAACAGGTTGCTACCCATGCGAGTTATAACTCCCTGTATTAATTCTAAATGTTTTAGTCTTTTTTCATTTGAATTCATAAATTTAGTTGTTATTTCTAATTTTAATTGCCTCCTCGACAATAGCAGACATATTTCTTGCAATCCAATCATATCGTTCTTTGCTGATTGTTCCTGTTGGTTTGTAACACTTTGCAATAGAAGATAATTTTTTGCCACCAGTACCATATGAGATATAGTCAAAGGGATTATTACCTTGAGTGGTGATGTATCCCTCATGATTTTTTAAACCATATACATGTATTGCAACAACACCCATTCCTGCTTTCCACGATTCGACAATTTCATGGTTTATCCATTTCCTATTTGCTGTTTCTTTTCCAACAAGGATAACAGTACATGAACGATATTCCATCTGACCTTTTATCCATTTTTTTATTGCTACCTCACCACCATTTGTTATTGTCTCCCAATCATTGTCTGGTGCAGGCTTGTTGCCTTCAATAGTACCAATATTACGAACCTGAGAAACACGCCAAGAATCTGGCTTGTAGTGAAAACTATAGAAGACTTGTCTTTTTGTATCTGCCATATATTTATTTTATTCCTAATTCTTTTAAATATACGACCATTTGTTTTTCAAGCTTCTCGAGTTGTGGCTCAAGCTCAGCAAGCTCTTTCAAGTTTGCTTTTATATCAACTGGGGTTTCTTCTGTAAAGGTATCAACATAACGAGTTATATTTAGGTTGAAATCATTTTCCTCAATCTCTTTAAAGTTTACTTTACGAGCAAATTTTTCTACATCCTTACGAGTCTTGTAAGTAGAATAAATCTTCTCGATATTTTCCTCTGTGAGTATATTTTGAGCTTTGTTTGCTTTAAACTCCTTTGATGCTTCAATAAAGAAAACATCTTTCTTGCTTTCATTTTCTCCTCCTTTTTCTCGTGAGCGATCAATGACAAGAATAGCGACAGGAATACCTGTTGTTTGGAATAGACCCGCAGGAAGTCCAATTACTGCTTCAATAATATTCTCTTTAAGAAGTTGTTCTCTGATTTTACCTTCCGCACCACCTCGGAAGAGAACACCATGAGGGACAATAACAGCAATGCGACCCGTTTTTGGTTTTGCTGTTTCCACCATGTGAGTAATGAAGGCGAAATCACCTTTGTCTTTTGGTGGAACTCCACGCCAGAATCGTTTGTATTTGTCTGCATCTGCTTGTTCAGCACCCCATTTCTTAAGAGAGAATGGTGGGTTGGCAACAATGATGTCGAATTTCATTAGATGGTCGTTTTCTACAAGAAGTGGATTATTGAGAGTATCACCCCATTCAATTCTTGCTGAGTCTTTTCCGTGTAAAAACATGTTCATGCGAGCAAGTTGGTATGTTGAACCTGTTGATTCTTGACCATAGAGAGCGTAGTTTTTTGAACCTTGCTTTTCAACCTCTTCACCTGCAAGAAGAAGGAGTCCCCCAGATCCCGTACAAGGATCACAAATACGAGCACCCGGCTTTGGCTCAGCAAGTTTGGCGACAAGTTTAGCGACATTACGAACAGTAAAAAATTCTCCAGCTTTTTTACCTGCGTCTGCTCCAAAGCGTTCAATCATGTACATGTAAGAGTTTCCAATGATGTCATCGTTAACATCAGCAAGATCCATTTTTGCAAAGTCTTGTATAAGGTGACGAAGCATCTTATTTCTTTCCGCAAGTTTTCCAAGAGTTGATTCAGAATTGAAATCCACAGAAAATACACCATCAAGTTTTTCTTTGTTGGCATCTTCAATACGATGAAGTGCTTTGTTTATTTCTTCGCCAAGATTATCTTGCTCGATAATTGAATAGATATAATCGAACGAAGACTTTAGAGGAAGATAGAAGCGGTCGAGCTTCATTTTCTCTTCAGTACGCTTTTCGTCATTTCCAAAGCGTTCTTTGTATTCATTTCGTTTCTTTTTAGAAAGGTCACTCAAGTATTTAAAGAAGAGCATTGAGAGTACATAGTCTTTATAGACTCCTGCGTCAACTTGTATGCGAGAAGAATCCGCTGCTTGCCAGAGGATTTTATTTAAGTCTTCTTGTGTGTATTTTTGATTAGTCATAAATTATTTATTAATTTTAGGATCTAAATTATTTTTTTTCATTCGATCAGGATTAGATCTTAAAAATTTTTTCTTACCTTCTTGTTTTACAGTGTGATAACCTGGTAATTTCCCAGCATCCGCTTTCTTAATTAAGACTTTATTTTTCTCTTTAGATAAATTATTTAGATTGATACTTTTTTTGTTGCGACCAGTAGATGTTTCTTTTATTGTTTTATATTGTTTCTTGATCATATATTTTATTTATTAAATAAGTTATTAAACGATGCGTTGATAATGTTTTTTTGTAGTTCCTGTTTTCTTTTAAGTATCCGTTCTTGGTCTGTTATGTTCTCGTGTAAAGCGATAATTGATTTTTGAGTATGTATCGGGGGTATAGGTATTTCAAAGTCTATTAAATTTTTTACGAGGATACTTTGTATATACGAAGCTCCTGTAACTATCTGAGATAGTATTTTTTGTCCGATTTCTGAATTAAGATAAAGAGAGACATATTTAGGAAGGACTGTCACATCTTGAATTCGTATTACATGAACTGAAGACGACGGCATGACTTTTGATTTCTCTGATACAAAAATTGACGAACGAAATGATCCGATTCCTGATCCTCTAGAAACAAGCAAGATGTCATTATGTTGTAGGAAGTAGGGGTTTCTTAAGGACTTGTCTGAAATTGTTGTGAAATCAGAGGTGTCCTTAATATCTTGGTTTGTTTGTATATTTTTAGCTTGAAGCACAAAAATATCCCCATTTGGGTTATTTTCTATAGATCCACGGAATGTATACCCTGAAACTATGTCTGCTAATTGGCTTAATTTCTTATGCATGTAGATAGTATACTGCACTTTCACAATAAATGCAAGTTTTTGGCTGTTGATAACCTTTTTAGTTATCAACACTATGGCAATGAGACGCTCTGGACTACTAGGGTAGTTTGCGTCATTAATGTATGTGTATGAAAACATTAGATCAAATGCCAGGGGCTATGACAGCCAGAGGGACAATAACAGAAGTAAAAGTTAAGTACTGCCTTTATGCACGAAAATCAACAGAATCAGAAGAACGACAAGTATTGAGTATTGATAGCCAAATAAAGGAAATGCTCCAACTTGCAGACCGAGAGGGGCTTGAGGTGGTAACTATGAAGAGAGAAAGTCACTCAGCAAAGGAAACTGGGCAACGACCAGTATTTAATGAGATTATTGAGGAAATTCGAGATGGTAAGTTTAATGGAATACTTACGTGGGCACCTGACCGTATTTCAAGAAATGCAGGAGATCTAGGAAGAATTGTAGATTTAATGGATGCGGGAAAGTTGCAGATGATACGTACATTTGGACAAACGTTTGGAAATAATCCAAATGAGAAATTTCTTCTTATGATTCTTGGGTCGCAAGCAAAACTAGAAAATGATAATCGTGGTATTAATGTTAAGAGAGGATTACGCACGAGAGTAGAAATGGGATTATGGCCAGGAGTTGCACCACTTGGATATTTAAATCAAAAAGATATGGATAAGAAATGTCAGCTTATAATAGATCAACTAAGAGCTCCACTCGTAAGGAAAATATTTGAAAGAGTAGCATACGAAAAATTAAGTGGAAGAAAGATATACAATTGGCTTCGATTCGAAGCCAATTTTTATACTAGAGGAAATAAACCACTTACACTCGCTGGGGTATATAGAATATTAGAAAGCCCTTTCTATTATGGAATGTTTGAATATCCTAAAGATAGCGGTAATTGGTATCAGGGAAAACATGAATCAATTATCACTAAAGAATTATTTGACCAAGCACAATCGCAACTTAAGAGAGATAACATACAACGAGGAAATAAAGAATTCTCATTCACTAAACTATTCACATGTGGATACTGTAGTTCAGGAATATCAGCTGAAGAAAAGTGGAAACAACTCAAAGATGGTACACACGCAAAATACGTCTACTACTCATGTAGTAGAGCACGAGATAGAAATTGCAAAAACAAATACATACGAGAAGAAGATTTAATAATTGAAATGCTTAAGATACTCGACAAAGTGAACATCAACGAATTAGGTATGAGACATAAACTCGAGAATGAAATCGCACGATTTAATATATTTCAGAGATCAGTCCTTGGAAGCACTGACAAAATTGGCAACAGGCAAGATTCAGATATACGAAACTATGCTAAGTATATTCTCAAAGAGGGTATGGTAACTGAAAAACGAGAATTATTAGCAAATTTGAGAAGTAGGATAATTTATAAGGATAAACTACTTACTCTTATGGATGTGTAGAATCAGTACTTAATCTTAATGTCAGAAGAGCAACATCTTTTTTAGAGCTTCTCTTTTGCAAACCATCTAATACTTTCTTCTCTGTCTCAGGTGTCCAATATATCTTTAGCTTTTCTTTTGCTCTTGTGATTGCTGTATAAAAGATATTATGCGTTATCATTTCCTCTACTTCGTTTGTAATCACAACTTTAACTGAATCAAACTCAAGACCTTGTGCCTTATGGATTGAAACAGCGTAAGAAACCTGAAACGGAACTATCGCATCAGAAGAAGAATCATCATCGTCTTCATCAGAACTAGCGTACTTGTTCACTGAAAAGCGAATGACTGACTTACTTCCATCAGGAGTGTTACCGACTAACTGAAAATCATAGCCTTCTGCATCAAAATCATTTATTACCTTATCAATTTCAATATCAAATTGAATCTTATCGGTAGTCTTCGTAATACCTACAATCTTACCCTTGAGATTATTGTAAATAAGTGGAGAAAATCTATTCATTTCATTAAACAAAATAGGATCACCTATTTTGTAAGTATGGACACCCCAGTACATGGGACTATTTTTATTATTACTCTGAAGAAATCTATTGATGTTATTGATCCCGTATAAACCATCGTAGTTAAGACAAAGAACAATCTCGTCTTCCTCGGCATTTTCAAAGAAGGATTCATCCAGCTTCACAGAATAATTATTTTTTGTAATATGCTCAAGTATGTCACCATCTATATTTCTTACCTTGTTCCACAAAGTAATCAACTTTTCATTTGTAGTACGGTATGGCTTAGTAAGCTCGAATCTTGATGTTTGAGGAATAAAAGACTGGGCAATATTGAACCAATTACCGAAGTTTATAGACTCTATTTGAAACACATCACCAACCAAAACTAACAATTTAAAATTTGCCTTTTCTAGTACCTCACGCATATTTGAATTACTAACGGTGCTACATTCATCAATGATTAATATATCGTATTCGGAGTCAGTATTCTTGGGTGATAAGAACTTGCTAATTGTCTTGTATGAGCAATTAGCCGCCTGAACCTTTCTTCTTAAGTTGTCTACAGCAGGGTTGGTGTTTGCAAGAAAAAGTTTAGTTTTATCGTTAAAGAAGTTCGATATGTGATTTATCATCGTCGATTTTCCAGTACCTGCGGCCCCATACACCAATGCAACTTTTGATTTCTCAAACAGTTTTCGTAATGCATCTTTCTTTTCGTCACAATCGACAATGTGTGTAGATGTTTGGAACCAAGAATCAATTGAACTTGAGTAGTTTCGAATACCCGTAGACGATAGATCCTTCAGTTTTTTAATGATATATAAAGTAGCCTCTTCGTATCCTTTAATGTAGATATGGTCTTTAAATTTTTCCAATTTGCGATGTCCATGTTTGAAATACAAAGAAGAATTGTACTTCTGTATCAATGTATCGACATCTTTAAAGCCACTAGTATCAGATATTGGAGTATAGAGATGACCATCAATTTCGTTTTTATTTGTAATAAACTTTGCGAATAACTCATGCTCTCGACCTGTTGCATCAATGCAGTCAAACAGATCTGATACTTTTAAATTATGATTAATCGGTGAAGAATTAAACGGCATTTCATCAAACGGTATACATCCATATTTCAGTTTTAAATCAGAAAGTTTTTCACAGCCACTGTAGTTGTATTGTTGTTTAATTATTTTGTTATTGAGTCTATAAAGTAGATATCTGATCACATTTGTACCAGGTTTCTTTGTTTGAATAAAAGCACGAACATTATCTAAAATATCAAAAATATAATTGGTCTGTGCCACATTAACTATCTTGGTTTTTACTTCTTGATAGTAATCGTCAGATAAATCAATAAACTCGGTAAGATTTAAACTTGTGCTTGTCAAAAACTTCATCAATTCCTTATACTCTTTTCCATTCTGGATCTTCGGATGTTTCCCAAAAATGTCAGCAAAATTATTTAGCTCGCATGGACGTATAGAAACCTCCCAGTCGTTTATGATTTGGATTGGCATGTTTTTGTCCAAGATCTTTATGCTATCCGTGGTTATGGATAGCTTAACAGCGTAATTATCAGATATGTCTAACTTGGTGAAAGCGATGATCCTATCAAATTTACTAGTGCTGTCGTTCGCGAGTGTAAAAGTCACTTCATAATAAACTTCGTAGTTAACGAAGAATGGCTTTATCTTCTGAATATAAAATCTATCACTGGGAACACCCTTAGGGTCTACTGTTGGTTGATTGGCTATTTTTTCAGCAATTTTTTCGTGATACTCTTTAAGTACAGAATCAGTATTTATGGGAAATGAGGATATATTTCTGAAAACATCTAAGTTATGAGTGTTCTTTAAATATGATTTTATTTTCAAAAGATACTCATAATACTTGAGCATCAGCCTCTCTGAATTTTCTTCATCAGGAGTGTAATGGGAAATCGTCTTCTGGAGAAGTTTGTGGAAGTTGCTCAGAAACCTAAGATCACCTCTAGTTTTAACATAAGCCTCGGCTTTCTTTATATTATCGTACGAGTTATCTATATCCTTACTATTGCTGTATGCTTTTAGCGAAGTATGGTCGACAAAGTTTCTGAGTTGCGACAGTATGTTCTGTGACAATAACCCTCTTTCAGAAGTATCAAATCTGTCGATATTGGCAGATATGACTTTGTCTATATTCAATATTTCAGTGTCAATCTTATTCATAATTAATATTTATATTTTACCATTTTAAACAAAACAAAAACATACGATTTTTCGTATGTTTTTGTTTAACTTAATGTATATGAGTCGTACCACTTGCACAGGCAAGTGAGTTGACTCCGATAATAAATTGTCTCTGCGGAGGCGGTGAGATTCGAACTCACGAGACCCTTTCAGGTCTAATAGTTTTCAAGACTATCTCCATAGACCACTCGGACACGCCTCCGTTTCATAACCTTACTTTATTTTAGGATTTTTCT